TTTTGGAATGGCATATTGTCAGCGTTGATAAATTGTCCGAACCCGCAACGCTGGCAACCATCCTAGCGTTCCCACCAGGATACTTGCGGGCGTTCACCTACAACTTGGCAATGGAGATCGCACCTGAGTTTGGTGTTGAACCATCAGAGCAGGTCAAGCGGATCGCTATGACCAGCAAGCGTAATCTCAAGCGCATCAACAATCCTGACGATGTGATGTCAATGCCTTACGCAATTGTTGCAACGCGCCAGCGGTTCAACATCTACGCCGGTAACTACTGATGAAAACGCCGATTCTGGGATCGGCGTATGTTGCTCGGAGCATCAACGCTGCCGACAACAGAATGGTCAATCTTTTCCCTGAGATTGTCCCCGAAGCCGGTAAAGAACCAGCGTTTCTGAACAGAGCGCCAGGACTGCGCTTACTTACCACCGCCGGTCAAGGCCCTATTCGCGGGCTATGGACGTATGGCGGTATTGCCTACGTTGTCAGCGGTGACAAGCTCTACTCGATGGCAGGGTTTGGAACGCCGAGTGTTATCGGTACAGTGTCCGGCACAGGCCCCGTTAGCATGGCTGACAACGGTACGCAGTTGTTTATTGCTTGTAATGGGCCTAGCTACATTTACAACAACAGCACCGGCGCGTTTGGTTTAATTACCGATCCAGACTTCCCCGGCGCTTTGACCGTTGGTTATCTTGATGGATACTTTGTTTTCATTGAGCCAAACAGTCAAAAAATTTGGGTAACTACGCTGCTTGACGGTACGTCAATTGATCCGTTGGAATTTGCCAGCGCCGAAGGATCGCCTGACAATCTTGTTAGCATGATTGTTGACCATCGGGAAGCGTGGTTGTTTGGAACCAACTCGGTTGAAGTCTGGTACGACGCGGGGAACCCAGATTTTCCATTGCAACGTATCCAAGGCGCATATAACGAAATTGGTTGCGCTGCGACATTCTCAGTAGCCAAGCTAGACAACGGTTTGTTCTGGCTGGGCGCTGACGCTCGGGGGCAGGGCATTGTCTACCGCGCCAACGGCTACACCGGCCAGCGTATTAGCACCCACGCGATTGAATACGCCATCGCTCAGTACGGCAACATTAGCGATGCGATTGGCTACACATACCAGCAAGAAGGCCACGCTTTTTACGTTCTGACGTTCCCGTCTGCTGACAAGACATGGGTGTACGATGTATCTACACAAGCGTGGCATGAGCGGGCTGCTTTTGACAACGGCAGTTTTACGCGGCATCGCAGCAACTGCCAAATGGCGTACAACAGCGAGATTGTTGTTGGGGATTATGCTAACGGCAACTTGTACGCTTTTGATCTAGACGTTTACGCTGATAACAACAACACTCAAAAATGGCTGCGCTCTTGGCGGGCGCTTCCTACCGGCCAAAACAATTTAACCAGAACTGCTCATCATAGTCTGCAACTGGATTGCCAGAGCGGCGTTGGGTTAAATGGTGGGAATCAAATTGACCCCACATATTTGTTGACCCAATCTGGTTTGTTTATCACAACCGAAAGCGGCGATTATTTGGTCAGCGTTGCTGGCGATTCGTATACGCTTGGATCTGACCCGAAAGTTATGCTGCGTTGGTCAGACGACGCTGGTCACACTTGGTCAAACGAGCATTGGTCACCGCTTGGCAAAATTGGCGTCTACCAGCACCGCGTGTTCTGGCGGCGTTTGGGTATGACGCTCAAACTGCGCGATCGTGTTTACGAACTGTCTGGTACAGATCCGGTCAAAATTTCCATCATGGGTGCTGAATTGCACTTGAGCGGGACAACTGCCTAATGGCCGTTATCAATAACATCACCCAGATCCCCGCGCCTCGGGTTGATTTTATTGACCCGCGCACTGGGCTAATGTCGCGTGAATGGTACAGATTTTTCTTTAACTTATTTACATTGACCGGAGGTGGGTCTAGCGCGATTTCGGCTGAAGAGTTAAGTTATGAGCCGGTTGGCGTACAAGTTGATGAACTCTACAATATGATTAACTCGCTAGAACTTGGGCCTGTAAATCAGCCAAGTTCTGGTTCTAGCAGCGGCGTTACTCAAGTTGACACTGGCACAGGTTTAACTGGCGGTCCAATTGTATCAACCGGAACAATTAGTATTGACAACACAGTTGTTACTCTGACTGGCACGCAAACGCTTACCAACAAAACCATTACAGGTCTAGATAACGGTTCAACAGTCAAAGATAGCGCCGGGAATCTGTACGGGTTTGGTTTTCGTACAATGCCGCAATCAAGCAACACTAGCGGCACGCTGGTGTTGTCAGACAACGCAAAACATCTTTACTTGACTGGCAATGTGACGGTCCCGCCCAACAGTAGCGTGGCGTTTGATATTGGTACGGTTGTTAGCGTGGTGAGTAACGCCACGGCGCTGGTCATTCAAGCCGGAGCGGGCGTAACACTTAAACTTGCCAACTCAGCAACTACCGGAAACCGATCTGTCGCGTCTAACGGCGTCGCCACTATGATCAAGGTCGCAACCGACACTTGGTACGTATTTGGTTTGGGTGTGACATGAGCGGCTTTCTGGGGTTGTTTGCGTATGGCGACGCAGCAACTCCTGTTGTTCCATCAATTTATATTGCTTACGGTGGCCCCACAGTAGGCAAAAGAATTTGTGCTTATAACTGGGATTCAACAACAGGGTTTGGATCTAGCTTTACAGCACCAACAATTTCTAACGCAATTAACCAAGTTTCTTTCGTTAAAAATAACTCAAATATTTCCGCATCTTGTACTTCGTCGCCTTTTTTCTTTGTGTGGCAATGGTCTGCTGCTGGTTTTGGAACGCAGTACGCTAACGCGGCTAGCCCCTTAAGCCCATCAGGTTCTGGCCCCGCAGGGTTTAGTTGGACTAATAATGTTGACGCAATTATTACCTCAAACTCCGCAAGCGTATCTTTTCCACAAGCATGGGCATGGGATCAAACAACTGGGTTTGGGTCTAAATATGCAAATGGGACCGCGTTAAATTCTTCTGATTCTTCTACTGGCGTCACGTTAAATGGTGACAATACGCAAGTTGCGTTTAGTCAACAATCAAACCCAGTAATTTCTCTGTTCCCGTGGTCATCGGCAACTGGGTTTGGTACTAAATACGCAAACCCCGCCACGCTTCCCGGTCAGGGTAGCAACCCAGGAACCATATCTTTTAACCCTGTTACCAACGATATTGTAATTGGCAACACCTTGTTTCCGTTGCTCTCTGGATACCCTGTAACGTCTTCTGGGTTTGGTACAAGGTACGCTAATCCTTCAACCTCTGCTGGAGGGGCGGTATTTGGGGTTAGATTTTCCCCGTCTGGGTCTGAGGTTGCGGTTGGAAATAGCGCAACCCCAGCGCCTTTAAAAGTGTACCAATGGTCTTCTGGCTTTGGTTCTTTGTACTCAAGCCCGTCCATATTACAAACCATAAGAGCAGTGTCATGGTCTAGCACGGGAACAGAAATTGCCGGTGCTATATCGGCAGCGTCTCCTTATACTAGAGTTTACCCGTGGACTTCTGGGGGCTTTGGTTCAGTGTATTCAAGTCCTGCGACGCCCTTAGATATTTCAAATTCCGTATCTTTTTCCGACCAATCAAGATGATTACTAACGACGAAAAACTGGCTTCAACAATCATGAACGCCTACTACCGCGAGATGGAGATCTACGCGTATCAGGTGAACATTGATAACTATTCTGCTATGCTACTTGCACTTCCGTCTGATGACTGGCCGACGGATTTGGTGGCGTTCAAAGGTATGAAGATTGAGGATCTGCCGCACTCGTTGTCAGACGATGACGCCCAAGCGGTCAGCGATTATCAATACCGTGACCGCTTACGTTCGTTGTTAAGGACCGAAAAAGCAGAGCAGAGTAAGTGCATCAGGATTAAGGATGTTCTCAAAGCCCAGATCGGCGGCGACTACGACGCGCTGGTTTTGGCGTATAAGGCAGCGCAACCATGACAGTATCCGTAAGAGTTTTAATCCCGGCGAAGCTGGCTGAAGATAGCCAGACAACCCAGTACATCGCCAACAATGTAACCGCGCTTATCGACAAGTTCACCGCGACCAACTTTAGCGCGGCGGCGGCAACGATTAGCGTTAACTTAGTCACGGTGACAGATGCAGCGGGCAATCAAAACCTTATTGTCAAAACTAAAACTTTACAACCTTCAGAAACGTATACGTTCCCTGAGATTACTGGCGCTGCGCTCGCTCCGGGCGGTTTTATCAGCACTCTTGCAGGAACCGCGTCGGCGATCAACATCCGTTCTAATGGAAGAGAGATTACCTAACATGACCACATACATTTCACCCCAGCCAAAACTGCAATTTCTGGATAACAACGGTGTGCCGTTGTCTGGCGGCAAGGTGTATACCTACGCGGCTGGAACTACTACCCCACTTACGACTTACACCGACTCCACTGGCAACACGGCGAATTCCAATCCAGTTGTTTTGAATAGTCGAGGTGAGTGTAATATTTGGTTAGAAACATTTTCGTATAAGTTTAAACTTACGACATCCACAGACGTTGAGGTCTGGACCGTTGATAACATTTCGGTTCTGACCAGTTCGGCGAATATCACTTACGTTGAGTCCGGCACGGGCGCGGTTACTGAGACCGTTCAAGCCAAACTGCGTTTGGGTTACGTTTACCCAGAAGACTTTGGCGCTGCTGGCGACGGTACAACAAACGACACGACCGCGCTACAGAACGCAATCAATACTGGGCGCGACGTTTACCTTGCGGCTGGCAAAACCTACCTGCATAGCACCGCGCTATCGGTTACTACAAGCAACCAATGGGTCGGTGGCCCTGGAGAACTTAAAACTTCGGGCGCAATCAACGGTGTAACTGTCGGCGGGGCAAGCAAAGGCGTCAGATTGTCGCTTAATTTTCGATCCCCTAGTCAGACAACTGGCTACGCCGTTTACATCAGCAACGCAGATCGGGTAACAATTGAGCATCTGTATTTGTACGATGCGTTTGGTGGCCTGTACGTTGAGCAGTCTAATATTTGTTCGGTTCAATGGATGTGGGGCATTATTCGCGGCCCCGGCATCAAGTGGTATGGCGACGCTGCCAAACGGTCAGATGTTCTTTCAATTGATTTTGCTTCTATTGACCCCGGCCCTGACTACTACGGGTTTGAATGGGATGGCAACTGTCATAGTTTGAACACCCGTTATTTGGCATTAATTTGCGGAACTGGAAATGCAACACAATCTAGTTATGGATTGGTCATTCAAAACACAGTAGGCGGCTACAAGTCAGTAACATCGGGTTCAATTTCTGGCACAACGATGACCTTGGTCACCGCTCCAACAAACCCAATTTTGGTTGGTATGTTGGTGTATGGGACTGGCGTAACTGCTGGCACGACTGTGACTGGGATTACAAACCCAACCAGCTACACGGTTTCAATTAGCCAGACAGTTTCAACGACTAATCTGAGCACAGTACCAGCGTTTTTTCCTGCTATTGGTCGAATTGGAACGCTTGAGATTGACTACGCCAAAGCAGCGGCAATCAAAATCATGGAAGGGGTGGATTACGATTTTGTAATGCCATACGTAAATGGCGCTGTAAGCGATGGTTTGTACGTAAACTCAAATATTGACAGTTACAACGTACGCGTGACTGGCGGCAAGCTGATCGGTAATGGTGGTTACGGCATCAACAACCTCGGTGGCCCAATGTTGATGTCTGGCAGTGTCCAGTTGACTGATAACACTAGCGGACAAACCAACGGCAACGTCTGGAATCTAGCGCCAGTTCAAGCGGTTGACGATTACTTTTACATGAATCTTGGCGGCGACAAAACGCTTGCCAACGGTCAAGCTCAGATCAATTTTTCTCCGACTAACTATATCTCATACGCTAGAGCAACCAATCAGTTAAATTTCTTGATTGGTGGGGTTGGAGTGTTTCAGGTTGATGCCGCATCTGCCAACGCTTTAAAACCTCTAAAACTTCAAACATACACCGTTGCTACGCTGCCAACCAGCCCCGTCAAAGGTTGGACCGCGATGGTCACGGACGCCAACGCCACGACGTTCGCCAGCATTGTTGCTGGTGGCGGCAGCAATAACGTACCCGTATACTATGATGGTACGAACTGGAGGATCGGGTGATCCAACATTTTTTTTGCCCCGGCGTCTACGCCAAAGAGTCGCGCATACAGGCGGGTCACGTGTTGGTTCAACACGCCCACAAGTATGACCATCTTTCGATCTTGGCTAGTGGGTCTGTAGAAGTTGTAGTGGATGGGAAAACATTTGTTGTAAACGCCCCCGCGTGTTTTACGATTGAAGCCAACAAGCACCACGGCGTTAAGACTTTGACCGACGCCGTTTGGTACTGCATTCACGCTACAAACTGTACTGACGAAAGTGAAATTGACGAAACGCTGATCCAACCAGCGAACATGACAGAGTTTGCAAATGTAATGCAGATTCTGGAAAAGGAGTATTGAAATGCCTTGGATGATAGCTGCGGCCTCTCTTGCTTCTGGATACATGGGTGCTAGATCAGCAAGTAAAGCTGCCGATGTACAAGCGCAAGCGACTCAAGCCGCGCAAGATGCTCAAGAGCGGATGTTTGAGCGTCAGGTTGAATTGCAAGAACCGTTTCGTCAAGCAGGTATTGGGGCGCTCAACAAGCTGATTCCGCTAACTGACTATACCAAGTTTGGTATGGATCAGTTTACTCAAGATCCGGGGTACGCTTTTCGATTGTCAGAAGGCATGAAAGGATTAGAACGCACAGCGGCAGCGCGTGGTGGGTTGTTGTCTGGTTCTACGCTTAAGGCGGCGCAACGCTACGGTCAGGAGATGGGATCGCAAGAGTACATGAATGCGTTCAATCGTTATCAAACTGAACGCGCCGCGCAACTTAATCCGCTTCAATCGTTGGCTGGAGTGGGTCAAACAGCAGCAGGTACGTTAACTAACGCATATGGCGCATACGGAGCGCAGACTGGTCAAAATCTACAAGACATTGGATCTGCCCGCGCATCTGGGTATCTTGGCGGTCAAAATGCGTTATCAAGCGCACTTGGGCAAGCTGGGCAAATGTACCAATACGGCCAACGCACAAACGCGTTGGCTGATTTCTATGGCCGGACCCCAGCGCCAATTGAAAATAGGTAATTGACATGGCACTTCGACCTCTTGACCCATCAATCGTCAACGCTTACCAACCGCCTAAATTCAATATGCCAGATCCTTTGCAGGATGTGGCGGTTATGGAGCAGATTAAAAACGCTCGGATGTCTCGTCAAATTCGTGAGCAAGATTTGGCAAGTGAAAACGAGTCCAGAACATTTTTGACAGACATACAAAATCAAATTAAACAGGGAGGCGGCCCACCTCTGCGTGACGCAGTACTACAAATGTACGCTCACCCAAACCCTAAAATTAGGGCGGCTGCGGGCTCAATTCAAGAACATCTTGATCGTGTTGATCGGTTGGCTGAGTACGCAAAACTTAATCCAGAAGAACAACAGGTTGCTCCAACTACTGGAGCGGTAACGTCTCGAATTACTGCGCCGCAACTTTCTTTGCTTGAGATAGGACCAGAAGGTGCCGCCCCCGGTACGTTTAAAAATGCGCCATCAAGAATGCCAGGGGCTACTGTAGGAACTGCGGAACGCGGCAATAATCTTGCGCCAGCCGCTGCGGAACCTACTAATGCTTTGATCCCTGAAGAATTTAGGCGAAAAATACAAGACGAGTTAAAAAGAGCAGAGCAATTTGCTAGATACTATGAAATTCAAGCGGCAAGGGACCCTAAAGAATTTGGAGCAGCGGCAAAACAAGCCCGCGACAACGCAAATTCTTTAAGGAAAATGCAGTCCATTGAGCCAAATAGATTGTTGATGTTGGGCGACGTTTCCATGATGACGCCTCCCGCGCCAGAAGGAATGCCAGCAGATCAACGCTTGTTTAATGCGTATATGAATATGACGCCTGATCAACAAGCGGCATTTGATAGATTTCAAAGGTCTAACAAACCAAATACAAGTGTAAATTTAAGCGTTTCGACAGAAGGGAAATACGGCGGGGCATTTGCTGGAAAACTTGCAGAAAGCGATATTAACTTAAGAGACGCCGCAGCAAACGCACCAGATGCGGCAAGAAATGCAAACAGAATTCTTGAAGTTTTATCTACTGGAAACATAATTGCAGGGCCTGGAGCGGAATGGAAACTCAAAGCCGCAAAATTATTGAATGCTTCTGGTTTGCCGGGGTTTGTTGGGAAAGACAATACGGAGTTAATTTCTAACACCGAACAGTTGCAAATGGGTTTGGCGTCTCAAACTTTGGATGCAATTAAAACTTCTGGTTTGGGAACTGGGGCAGGGTTCACAAATAATGACCGCGACTTTTTGGAAAAAGCAAAAAGCGGCAACATAGATATGACGCCGGAAACTTTGCGCCGAACTGCCGAACTGGCAAGAAGATCAGCAGAAGCAACTGCCGAAAAATGGAACACAAGAGTTAGGCAAATACCAAAATCTGCGATTCAAGGAACTGGTCTTTCTGTTGAGCCTGTTGAGCTGCCTAGTAAATTTGAAGCTAGGAAAGCTATGTCGGCGCAGTCAGTAATGACTGCGACCAACCCCAAAACAGGTGAACGCATTGAATCATCTGATGGAGGGCAAACTTGGAATCCTGTTGGGGGTAAAAAATAATGCCGCTACCAGCAGGGTTTGTACTTGACAAACCAACAACAGTAAAGTTGCCCCCTGGGTTTCAACTAGATGCGTCACCGGAACAAATCCCCGGAGCAGTACCGCAACCAAAATACCAAGAACCATCTATGGCAGATCGGTTGCTTGGCATTCCAGAAGCGGGATTGTCTGCGCTAACAGGTGCGGTTGCAATGCCTGTCGGAGCAATTGCTGGCATTTTGGGCGGCAGGTTAGGTCAAGGCCCAAACGTCAAAGCAACGGAAAGAGTGATGGAAGCGGGGACATATGTCCCTCGCACCGAAAGCGGTCAGGAATATCTTCGTTCTTTAGGCCAACTAACTTCTGGAATTCCTGCGTTTGTACCTGCTGTTGGTCAAGCAGGACAAGTTGCCCAAGGCGTCAACGCGCTTGCCGCTCGCGCTACGCCAGCAGCGCAACGTGCCGTTCAAACGGTCCAAAACGCTTTGGTACGGACGCCAGAAACGCAAGCAATTCAACCATCTACGTTTCCTGCTGCGCTTCCAATTTCTCCTGCCGCACCTGCTGCAAGCGTTGGCGCTCAACGAGCCAAAAACAATCCGTTTTCTGGTATCACAGGGGAAGAAACCGCTAGAGGCAATTTCCCTTCGGTCAAACAATCAAAAACGGCAGCAGATGTTGCGATCCCAGAACAAGAAACTAGGGCAACGATTGCCGCAGAAATTCTTGGTGATGTTAACCGTATTCGTCCTGGCGTTTTGACTGGTAACGAGAACACGCTGCGTACAGAGTACACAGAAGCTAAGATGCCGCAACCAACACCAAGTGGTGAGTTGCTCAAGCGTCAGTTGGCTGACGAACAAACTGCTCTTAGTCGCTACGCCCAGCAACGTGTTGAAAATACTGGGGCCAGCCGTACCTTGATGAACCCATACGAGCGCGGCGAAAGAATTAACAGCGCATTGTTTCCGACAAACCCAATTGAAGAGCCATATCAAGGTCTGACTGGCGCTTTGAATTTAGAAAAAAGCAATCTTTACAAAGAAGTTAAGTCAAAGGTTGGCGCAAATCCAATTGAATCAACGCACGTTTCAGATCTCCTCAAAGACAAACAGTTTAGAGCCGGCCTTGGGTTAAAAGGAAACGAAGGGGTTGCTTCAAGCGCAGAAGAACTCATTAACTTAGCAAGAACAACTGGTTTTAGAGATGATTCTGGAGTTGTATACGCACCAAACACGGTTGACGCTTGGGTTGCAGTTCAAAAAGCTCTGAATCAAGACTGGACGCCAAACAATGCTAGGGTTATCAAAAGAATCAACGAAGCAATTGAAAAAGACATCGGCGCTGCTGGTGGCATTGAGTTGTTGAAAAAGGCAGATAATCTGCATCGCGTCCAAAAAACTCTTTTTGAGTCAAAAGGCATCAAAGATCTGTTTGGTTCCGTTGATCCAAACGGAGTGCAGACAGGCGTGGATTTTGAAAGAATCCCGCAGAGAATGAATAGTATGCCGTTTGATCAATGGCGTCACATTTACGATCTGGTTGATTCTGTTGCCAATGGTAGAATTCCTAAATCACCAAATTTTGTTGTAAGCCCAGAACTTCAACAAGCAGCCGCCGCAGCTAGAGCAGAAATCAAAGGCAACATTGCAAGAGAAATTTACGAGTCTGGGTCAAAAAGAGCTGGTGTTTGGAACGCTGAAGACGCGAACAAAACAATGAACGCTAGAGATCAAAAGATCAGACACGCTTTTGATCCTGACGAGCAACGAGCATTTCACGTTCTCAACTACGGCGGCTACTTGATGCCAGGTTCTCTTCCATATGAGGGTGCTGGGTTGCAAACTAAAAGAGTTGGCGCAATTATTGGTGCCTTACCTACTACTGGGCAAGAACTTGGAGCGGTATCCGGTATTCCATTTGCTTCTACGGCAGGAAGATTTGCTGGGACAAAACTTCAAGGATTTCTTGGTGGTAAAAACGAACTAAAACGAGCGCAAGAACTTGAGGCGCAAATGACTCAAAATGCTTTACTTGGACAAAAACGCAGGACCCCATGATGGTTACATTATCTGAAGTTGATCACAAGATTGATGCCCACGTAGATGTCTGCGCCGTAAGGTACGAAGGCATTGAAAAAGAAACCAAAGGTATCCATGCCAGGATCAAGCGGCTAGAGCAAATCCTAGTCACTGGGTGCGGTGCAATTATTTTTCTCCTGCTGACCATACTGACCAGAGGTCACTAAACGGTCATCGTCAGTTAGTAAACTTAAGACTCCTTTTTTTGGAGCCTGACATGAAAGACAACATTCTTGACGCGATCAATGACTCTGAACCAGTTGACGCCCTGAACGCTTTGTTCTCGGTGGCGTTCCTTGTTGCTAAAGCAGCAAACATCAACGAGTTCACGCTGTCTTCGCTGTTCTCTTCAACCACTGAAGCACTCTTCCAAGCTCACGCTGATGACGAAGAAGAAGCAGAAGAAGTTGAGGCCGAAGAGGTTGACGAGCAGACCGACGAGTAATGCTCAGACCCCCCGAGGTCGTCGGGGGGTCACCTAGCCGCAACAAAACTGTGCTATTTGGTGTGGTTCTTCTAATAGGATGAAGAATGAAACCGCAAAAAATAAGCGACGAAGAGTTCTTGCGGCTATGGGACGAACTTAAATCACCTGTCAAAGTTGCCAGACTGACGGGGATTTCTGAACGGCGCGTTCATTCTCGGCGTCGTTCTTTAGAAAGTAAGTTAAACCTTAACTTATTAACTGGCAAACCAATCCACATTCAAAAAGCCAGACATGAAGCTGGCCTAACTGATGGCATCGCCATCATTTTCTCTGACGCGCACTTCTGGCCTGGGATTAGAACAACTGCTTTCAAGGGCTTGTTATGGGCGATAAACGAACTCAAACCGCACGTTGTCATAGCGAATGGTGACATTTTTGACGGAAGTTCAATCAGCAGACACGCCAGAATAAATTGGAGCGCGGTCCCAAACGTCCAGCAGGAATTGAAAGCGTGTCAGGAGGCG